CGCGTATGGCGAGACGCCGAGCGGCACGATTCGGAGCTTGTTGCCGCTCATGACCGCGTCGCTGTTCGTCGCGTCGAGGATGCCGCGGATGATGCTCAGCGCCGTCTGCCTCGACGACACGAGCAGCGAGAGCCGGAAGCCCGCCGCGTCGCAGTAGGTCCGGTATCCGCTCGCCGTCGCGTCGGCGTCGAGCGCCCCGAGGAAGCCGGCGCCGCGGCGGACGTGGAAGAGCAAGTCGTTGATGATGTCGAGCGGGGCGGCGTCAGGCGACGATGCGCCGAGGAGGTTCTGAATCTCGAGCGCCAGCGAGATGCCGTCGGGCTGCTCGTCTGCCACGTACGAGCCCCACGCCGTGCTGGCGAGCAGCGCCGCGTGCGCCAGGTGCGTCTGCGATGCCGAAAGCGCGTACGGTAGCGTCACGCCGAGCGCGTCAGGACCGTACGTCGCCGTGAGCCCTCGGCCGCCGAACGGCCCGAGCGCGCCGCCGCCGACAAGCTGCGTCGAGTCGCCCCACCACCCGGACGCGGCGCCGTCAACCTGGCCCTCGCAGAGCACCGCGACGAGCGTTCCGGAGTACACCGGCTGATTCGGATCGCCGGTCGTGTGCAGCCACGCGACCGAGCCCTCAAAGCTCAGCCCCGTGCCGCTCGGTCCGCCGCCCGTGCCGGACGTGCCTGCGACGACGACGACGAACGCCTCGCCTCCGTTCGTGACCACCTGGCTCAGCGAGTAGGCGGTCGAGGGCGCCCAGGCCGGGTTGCTGACCGCCACCCGGACGAGCGTCCAGACGACAGTCCCGTCGGTGAGCGCGGACGGGGCAGGCCCTCCGGATGCCGCGGATGTGCCCGGCGTGACCACCTCGTAGAGCATCGTGCCCTTGAGCGCCCGCTCTCCTCGATACTGGTAGGCGTGCGAGGGGATCCAGCTTGAATAGGTGCCGCCGGAGCTCCAGGCATACACCGGCAGCGCGGGCGCCTTCACCGTGCCGTAGGCGAGCGCTACCGGGTCACCCTTGCCGCCGGTCACCACGCCGCGGAAGTGCGTCGTGTTGCGCATGGGCGCGCTGCATCGGTCGTAGGTGCGGTCGCAGCCGAGCACCGCCGACAACGCCGAGCCGACGAACACCGTGAAGCTCGGCGCCCGGCGCAGGATGAGCACGTGCCGCGAGTGGGCCGCGTCCCACGCTGAGTGCAGGATCGGGACTCGGTCCGTGGCGCCGGTCCCGCTCGTGACGGTGGCCCAGCCGCCGTCGAACAGGTAGCCGTACTGGGCAGCGGTGCAGGCGGGCGCGTCGGTCGTCGCGACGGCGTAGCCGCTGAACCCGTCGGCGGAGTACGGACCGAACAGCCCCCACGTCCACGAGACGGTACCCGCCTGCGAGTACGCGAGGCCGTCGGAGTTGACGCCGGCCGTCGAGAGGCCGCAGTTGCCGTCGTACACGGCGTTGCCGCAGGTCGCGGTGATCGCGAACCGCGGCAGCTGCACGTTGAGACGGTCGAGCTGGGTTTTGACCCGCAGCGTTAGCGTCGCCCCGTGCGGCCTCGCGTACGCCACGCGCCCGCGAAACCAGTCCTCGATGATGCCGAGGGAGGTTTCGCCCGGGGTCGGCATGATCAGGTGGTGGATGCGCGCGCTCGCGCCGTCGAAGTAGCCGGAGAGTGCGAGCTGGTGGATCGACTTGCCGCCGCGGGTGAAGTCGCCGCCCACGATGTCGATGTCGAGCGTGTCCGCCGTGAGTCCTGCCGCCTGCACGCTGCCGGCGCGGCGCACGAGCGGCTGCGTCGCGTCGTTCCAGCGGACGCCGGAGATGATGAGCGGCGCGTCCCACGTCGTCCATTGGAAGGCGGGGTCGGTCCAGTCCGAGCGCTCGAGTCGGATGAGGTCGGCGCGGGCGCACGTCTCGGGATTGGCCGCGAGCCACGCTAGGGCGGCTGCGTTGGCGGTCCTCATCGGCGCACGCTCACGAGGCTGATCTCCGTTGCCCACATGCCGCCGACGATGCGGCGATACGTGGTCACGCCGTCGAGCCGCACCGGCCAGGCGTAGTTGCCGGTCCAGGTGAGCACAGCGCCGATGGCGGGCGCCGCGGCGAACGTCACGAGTCCCGAGCTGGAGAGCGAGTACTCGTTTGGATCCATCGCCAGCGGCAGGGCGAGCGTGCCGTCGACGTAGATCGAGAGCCCCGTCACGATCGGCGCCCAGATCGGCTCAAACCCATCGGCGTAGCTCGGCCAGAAGGCGGGCGTCACACCCGGCGTCAGCACGCTCCGCTGGAGCTGGAAGGTGGTCGTTGCTCCGTCGCCGAGGCCGAACGGATGCGTCAGGACGGCGCTATCGCTCGTGTCGATGAGCCCGAAGACGACGAGCTGTCCGAACCGGCGCGCGAAATGCCCCCACGTCGTCTGCCAGTCGGCGCGCGAGCCAGCGTCGGAGCGCAGAGTCTCGACCACAATGCGCCAGCGGTAGCGGGGCGCCGACCACCATGTCGAGCGCACCTCCTTGCCGCCGGCAGAGGTGTCGATCGAGACCTCCGAGAACGGCTCCCGGCTGTCGATGTAGCCGCCGAGCGGCGGAGTCCAGAGGTCGAGCGGCGCGGTCCCTCCAGTCGTCGTCGTGCCGCCGCCAGGGCCGCCGGAGACAGTAGTACCGGCGCGCCCCAGGTAGACGAGCAGCGACGCGGCGAGCTGCGGGATCGCGCCGGACAGAAACGTGAGCGTCGTACCGCTGGCGGTGTAGTCGGTGCCCGGCACCTGGAGCACGCGATCGACGAACACCATCTCGTCAGAGATGAGCCGCGAGCACGTGAATGTGGCGTTCGTCCCGTCGATCGTGCCGGTCGGGATCTCGTAGATGGCCACGGCCTAGAGCCTCCCGTTCCGTGTCGCCTCGCGCATGGCCAGTTTGAATTGCTCGCTCGCGATGAACGTCCGCAGGCTCGCCACGTCGGTGACCGTCGAGTTGATCTGGACGGTGACGTTGGGGCCGGAGGTGCCGCCCATGCCGCCGCCCGCGAGCTGCTCTCGCAGCGGGTCCGCGATGTGGCGCGGGAGAACCATCTCTTTCTCGTGGAGCTGGGTCACTGGGTTCATCCCGGCGGGGATGTTGAAGCCGCCGGCCGCGCTCGGCAGCGACGAGACGAGGCCGCCGACCAGGCCGAGGGCGGCGGTGAGGGCAGCGGCGCCGAGCAGCGGGCCGATGAATGGCGTTCCGGCCTGCGAGACGAACGCCTCGGCTGCGGCCTCGAGCGCGTTCGCCATGATGACCTTCTGCGCGGACGCGATCACCGAGCCGACCACGTCCTTCAGGACTTGCGTCATGGCGGCGCCGAACGACTTGGCGCCGGTAGCAGCATCGGCGAACGCCTGTCCGAGCGACGTCCCGAGGGTGCTAGCCGCGTCTGCGAACGGCTGCAGCCGCTCTTTCGCCTTGCCGATCGCCTCGCCGTACCGCGCGACGTCCTTCGCGATGACGTCCGCCTTGTGCTGCGCCCTGTCCGCCTCCAGCGCCGCGTCGGCCTGCCGCTCGCGGGCGTACTGCGCGCGCTTGGCCTCCTCGAGTGCCTGCTCCTCGGTCGCGATCTCCGCCGCGACGGCAGCCTTCGCGTTCTCTCCTTGCGCGAGGAGCTCCTTCGCCCTGAGTGCGGAGATCCGGTTTGCGCTGTCCCACTCCAGCGCCTCGATCGCGGTCAGCTCTTTGTTTTTGAGCGCCAGCGCCAACGCGGACACGTTCACCGCGAGCTGCTCGCTCGCGAGGATCCGCGACGCCTGCCGCTTCTCAAGCTCGCCCTCGAGCCGGATCAACTCGTCGATCCGCGCCTGCTCGGCCGAGTCGCCGCGGGCCTCCTTCTTCTTCTCGCGGAGCGCGGCGATCTTCTGGCTCGACTGCTCGAAGAGCCGCTCCTCGGCCGATAGGAGGTCGCTCGTGGCCGCGAGGCGGGCCGCCTGGTAGGCGAGCTGCTCGTCGGCGCTGATCTTTCGGATCTTCTCTGCCGCCTCGCGCTCGGTCGCGACGCGAAGCGCGGCGTAGTCTGCGCCGTACTTCTTCTCGTCGTGTGCCAGGTCTGCCAGCTTGTTGTGCTTGTCGATCTGAATCTGAAGAATCTGGCTCGCCGTCGATGCCTCGATGCTGGCGATCTGCTGCGAGGTCGTGCGGTGCATCTCGACGTTCTCGACCTTCTGTGTCTCGTCGAGCGCTGCCTTGGCCTGCGGGCCAACCATCGCCTCGCGGATCTTCTTGATGTTGGCCACGGCCAGGTCAGCCTCGGCCATGCTGCCTCTTCCGAACAGGTCCGCGATGGCGTCGCCGAGCTCGCCGAGCGGCCCCTTCTCAGCGTACGCCTCGGTGATCGCGTGCTTGAGGTCGCGGATCTTGCGGGCCTCGGCGTCGAGCTGGTCCTGGTGCGCCTGCAGCGCCTTCGTCTGGCCTCCCGCGTAGCTCTTCCGGACGGACTCCATCGCGTCGGCGTAGCCGGTCCAGGTCTCGTAGGCCGTCTTGCGCAGCGCCTTCAGATCCTCGGCGTGCTTGGCGCTGGCCGACCCGAGAGCCGCGAGGCCGGCAGCCACGAGCGTCACAGCCGACATCGCGACGCCGCCGCCCATTGCGAGCCCGAGGACGGCCTGCGACACGCCACCCATCGCGCCCTGCGCCTCTGCCGAGATGGGGACGATCGCAGACAGCTCGCGCAGAAAGAAGGTGCCCGTTTCGCGCGCCCGGCCCTGGCTCTCCTTGAACTGCGTGATCGCCTTGCTGGCCTCCTTCTGCGCCGCGGCCGCGTCGGTCGCGGCCCTCGTGCCGTCCTTCATGCCGGCGGCGGCCGTCTTCGACGCGCCTCCGATCTTGATCCACTCCTGGCTCGCCGAGGCCGCGGACGAGCCCATGCCGGAGAGCGCCGTCTTGAACTGCGCCGCCGATGCCTCGACGCCGGTGATCGCAGTCTTGATGCCCGCGGACATCTTCGACGCATCGGCGTCGATGACGAGCTTGATCGACTGGCCAGCCATGCGTCACCTCGGAGGGGGAGCCATGCGCCCGAACACGGCGCCCAGTTCTCGGATGTCGGACTTCGTCGGCGGCTTGGCGGCCGGCTTCTGCGCGTCGCCGACGCCGAGATACGCGGCGACGAGGACGTGGGTCGGTGGGCTCTTGCGCCAGTAGGCGCAGAGCCGCAGGGCGTCGGGGAGCGGCATCTCGGCCACCTCTGACGGCATGCGGCCGAGCGTCGTGCAGATGAGCCCGTAGAGGCCATCCCAGTCTACGGGCTCTTGCCTTCCCCCGGCGCCACCGCGGACAGGCCGGAGGCGCGCGCGATCGAGAGGAGGAGGTCTCCGACGGCCGGGATCTCGAGTTCGTCCCGCAGCCACTCGGCGGTGATGCCCTCGTTGCCTCGGGAGAGCGCCGTCGTCAGCACGGTGATCGTCGCCTCGACATTCTCTGACGAGGCGAACGGGCCGCCGCCGCGGGCCTCCATCTCCTTGAACAGCCCGCTGACCACCTCGAACCCGCGGACCGTGAGCGGGCGGACGACCAGCTCGCGCCCGCCGATTGAGACTGTGACCGGCGCCACTAGTCCACCGTCCAGAAGTCGATCACCTTGCCGGTGGAGTCGGCCACGGCCTGGAAGGGCAGCTCGCCGATCGAGTAGTCGTCCTGCTTCCACGCGAAGGAGAGCTTGCTGAAGCTCGCCGCGTAGAGCTTGCAGCCGTAGTCCTTGCTGCGGAAGTTGTTGTAGAGCGAGACGGTGTAGAGCACCGACGAGCCCATGAGCTGGTTCGAGTAGCTCACCGTGTGGCCGCTGCCGGCGACCGTGTAGGCGTAGTTCACGAGGCAGACGTGCCCCGAGTCGGCCGTGTTGAACGTATACTGGCCGGTCGTGGTGTTGAGAGCGTAGACGCCGCTCCCTGTCGCCGTCGCGCCGCGGGTCATCGCGAGGCCCGTGTTCGTGTCGATGACGCCGAGGTCCTCGAAGTAGGTTGCCCCGTTCGCGACCGTGACCTGGAACGGCGTGGCAGGGATCGTGACCGACTCCTGGCTGATCCCCTTCTTCATGCCGGTCGTCGTCGTCGAGCCGGAGAGCATGGCGCCGATGAGGCCGGAACCGATCTGGCCATACTTGGCCGAGCCCTCGATCTTTCCCTTGCCCTTGGCGATGTCCACCGGGAAGGAGTTCGCCCCGTACATCACCTTCTCTTCGAACGTGACGTTGAGGGTCACGTCCTGCAGCACCCCGACCTGGACGGGCGTCGGGTTCGTGCCAGGAGGCGTGAACGAGAGGATTCCGACACCGAACATGTACTGGGCCATGTGCTGCTCCTTTGGGCGAAGCGGTGCCGCCCGGGTTCACGGGTGGCGGGTTGCGGCTGGTGGGGTGGCGGCTGGCCGCCGGGCTGCGGGCTGCTACGTGGCTGCGGTCATCTCGACCGAGATCAGCGCGACGGCCTGCTCGCCGCCCTCGCCGGAGTAGGTCTCAATCGACGCGCCCGGCGGGATCCAGGCGCGGTGCACGAGTCCCCCGAGCGTGGTGTGCGGCTGGCCGACGACGCTCGATCCGAATCCGGACGACTCGGACGGGTCGCGCAGGAGCGCGGCCTCGATCTGGTCGATGATCGCAAACAGGGTCGTCTCGGCGGTTGCCAGAGCGCTCTCCGGCGGCTGGGCGTAGATGATCAGGAGCGCGTTGAGCGTGAGGACCGCCGGGAAGCCGGGGCGCGGGGTCGATGCGGAGTCGGTGGCGACGCAGATGAGCGCCGGCTGGGCCGGGCACCGCTGGAATTCGAGGTAGCGCCGGGAGAAGAAGCGGCACAGGTCGATGCGCGCCACGAGCCGGTCATAGAGCGCCTGGTAGATCGCCTCGCGGGAGGCCATTGTCAGCCTCCGGACTGAGTGAGGGAGCCGAACATGGCCGAGTCGCTGAAGAGCCGCTCGACCTGCTGCTTGAGCGCGAGCGCCGCGGGCCCCATGTACGGGCGCGGTGCGACGCGGTAGCGACCCGCGGCGCGGCCCTCGGCCACGCGAGCCGCGCGGACCTTGGATCCTCCGCGGAAGCTCACCTGCTTGAGCGTGCCGTCCTTCAGCCGCCTCCACATCAGGCCGGCGTTCTTGTTGCGCCGGCCGCCGTAGGCCACGACGCCGCGCTCGAGGAGGGCCGCGTAGTAGACGTCGCGCGGAGCGATCGAGGCGGTCATGTGCCGCTGGTCCTCGTGGAAGATGACCGAGATCGAGTTGCGCAGCGCGCCGGTCTTGCCGACTGGGGCGTGCGCCTTCGCGGTGTCCTGCGCGGCCTTGCTGGAACCCAGGATCGCTGCCTTGACGCGGGCGCGGATCCCGGACTCAGCCGATAGGAACATCTGCACGGCCTCGGGCGTACCGAGGACGTTCGAGGTGAGCTGGATCGCGTCCGCGCTCACGTGAGTTGGACCCGCAGGTAGTTGGCCACCGTGGCATCCCAGCCGGGGCACTCGTCGCCGAATGAGATCGTCTCGCGGCCGACGCCGAGGCTCTTTTGCCCGAGGTGCCGGCGGCGGCGCAGCTCGAACGCGCAGCGGCGGATCACCGCGCCCTCGACGTCGGGCGGCACCACGGCGTAGCCGGCCGTGTAGGCCACGACGATGTTGCTGATGCCGCGGGTGAACATGTACTGCCAGCCATTGAGTTGCACGCGGTCGCCGACCAGGATCCATCCGTCGGCGGTGACGTCGGCGGGGTCTCGGGCGGGGATCGTGTTGTTGTCGATCGTGAGGCTCGCGACGCTGATCACCGGGTAGTTGCGCAGCGTCACGCCGTTGCCGGCTCGGTTCGGGTCTCGGCTCACCAGCGCGCCAGGCAGGCCGCCCCAGATCGAGTTGCGCGCCCACGGCGGCTGAAGGTCCGAGCCCGAGAACTCGTCGGTGTAGCTCTTCGACAGGATCTGCCGGTTGCAGTCGTTGACGAACTGCTGCGACGACTCGGTGATGAGCCGCCCGAGGAGCGAGTCGACCGACGTGTCGGCCGTCGCGATCTCGAGGTACTCCTTCACGCTCGCGAGCGTGGTCAGGTCGCCTGTCGCCATGCTCGCTCCGATGGTGATGGGCGAGGCTCCCACGAGGAGAGCCCCGCCCGGTGCTGGGTGTGGCGGACGGCTGCTGTGTGGCTGCGGCTACGCCATGTACTGGGCGGGGCCGAACGACACGTCGAGGCCCACGATCAGCGTGCCGGTCGTGGTCGCCGTGAACTGCACGAACGAGAAACCGTTCACGATGTCGAGGTGCGTGTCGACGCTGAACTCGTACGTGGTGACGGTCGCGGCGGTGAGGATGCCGGTGACGGTCGGGTTGAGCGTCATCGCCTTGGTGCCGGTGCCGGCCGCCGCCGTGGCCTGCGCCGCGGTGATGGCCACCGAGCCGGCGCCAGCGCCGACGAGGAGCCGGAGATAAATCCACTTCGAGCCGGCCGGCACCTGGAGGTAGGTGGCGCCGGTCGTGGCTGCTGCGGTGGCGAGGGACTGCGGGGGGATCGAGCCGACGTTCGGGTAGACCTGGCTGGGCTTCACGTTGACGGGCATGGGATCTTCTCCTTGAGGGGTTGGGTGGCCGCCCGCCTATGCGGGCGCGGGCGGCCGGGTGGGCGTCAGCTCGCGACTACCGAGCCGCGAGGGTGACCGCCCAGGAGAGCGGGAGCGCCGACTTGGCGCGCGTGATCGACGTCTTCCAGTACGGCTGACCGCCGACGCGCAGGATGAAGCGGAACGCCGTCACGTCCTGGTCGAAGTACAGGTGGATCGAGACGTCGGAGCGCACGCCGCCGGCCTTGACGACCGAGACGTACTGCGAGAGGTCGGCGAAGATGATGTCGCCGACGGTGCCGACCGCGGAGCAGGCCTCCGAGTAGACGACCGGCCGGCCGAACAGCGTCCCGTACGGCGAGGACGAGAGGCCGCCGGGCGGCAGGTAGGCCGGGAAGGCGGTCGTGGTGCCGCCGACGACCATCGCGAACAGCTGCGGCTCGATGTCCTGGTTCAGGATCCAGACGCCGTTGCGCCGCGACGGGGCGTACATGCGGGACCACATCTTGGTCACGTTCTGGTAGTTCACCGTGGCCGCGGTCTGCGAGCCCTCGGCCGCCTGGCTCACGGTGCTGGCCGCGGTCAGGATGCCGGTGGGCTTGCCCACGCCGTCGCCGCCGATGATCGCCGCGTTGACCGCGAAGTTGATCTTGTCCGGCACCTTGCCGGACAGGTAGCCCTCGAGCGTGCTCGCGTCGGCGAGCAGCTCGTCCGTCACGGGCACGAGCGCCGCCAGCTTGTTGGTCCGGACGGTGGTCGCGTTGAGCGCCGGCTTGGTGCCGGTGAGCGCCGCGCCCTCGCCGAGCCACTGCGCCAGCACGCCGCCCGAGGTCTGCCACGGCGTGGTCTCGTCGATCGGGATCACGATCTCGTTGCTCGTCGTGGTGAGCTGGTCGGTCATCCCGAGCAGCGCGTCCTCCCCGAGCACCTTCTTCATGATGTTCGTGCGGAAGTCGGGCGGCACCGCGTAGCCGCCATCCGCGCCCACGCCCTCGGAGCCGAACGTGGTCGCCGCGTTCAGGATGCGGAGCCGCGGATCGACGTTGCCCGACACGCGCGCCTCGCGGGCGAGCATGGCGAACTCGCCGAGGCTCGAAAATCCGAACGTCTTCGTGTCGGCCGGGCCGCCGCCGGTGTAGCGCGGCGACTGCGTAGAGGCCGCGTTGCCGGGCCGCGGCGCCTGCGTCGCGCTCTGCGGCGACTCCGGCGTCACCTTGCGCCGAGGGGCGTCCAGGCGCGCCTGGATCTCCGCCGCGCGCTCGCGCCGGTCGATGTCGGCCGACAGCGCCTCGCACTGGTCGAGGAGCGAGTCGTACTGCCCCTGCTCCTCGCTCGAGAGGGTGCGCTTCTCCGCGTCGGCGGCGCCCATGAGCGCCGTGGCCTGCGCGTGCAGGCCGGTCCACTTCGTCTTCAGCTCTTCGCTGGTCATCGTGTCCTCGCACAGCAATGCCCGGCCCCGGCGCCGGTGGGCGTCTGGTGACTCGGGCGGGTTGGGTTGGGGCGCTGCGGGCTGCTACTGCTGGCGCGCGGACTGGCCGCTGCGCGTCGTGCTGCCCGGGCTGGCCCGGGTGAAGGTGTCCGCCGCGGCGCGGAGCCGGGCGCGGTTCGCGAACGCGGTGTTGCGCGCCTGCGTCTCTTCGAGCATCCGCCAGAGCGCGGCCGCCGGAGCATCGTCGGGGTCGCCGTCGGGCTCCTGGCCTGCGTCGTTGTCGTCGTCTGCTCGGGCGATCTCGTCGCAGAAGCCGATCGCCTTGCACTCGTCGGCCGAGAGCCACGTCTCGGCGCTCATGCGGGTGAGCCACTCGTCGGCGGTGCCGCCGGCCTCGGTCGCGTAGATGCCGCAGATGGCCTTGTCGAGCACGTCGAGCACGCCCGCGGTGTCGCGCATGTCCTTGGCGTTGCCCATCGCCAGCGTCCAGGCGCAGTGAACCATCGTCGTCGCCGTCGGAGCGCTCACCACGCGGTTGCAGCCGAGGAGGACGTAGCTCGCCGCGGAGGCCGCGAGGCCGTCGTTGTAGGCCGTCGTCGGCAACTCGCAGCGCTTGAGCGCCTCGTAGATGCCGACGCCCTCGAAGGCATCACCGCCACCGCTCAGCACGCGCACCTCGAGCGAGGTGGCGCGCGCAGACTTCGCCTGGGCGATCGCGGCGATCACGTCGCTCGCGCAGATGCCGGAGCCGTCCCACGGATCCTTGCCGATCTCGTCGTAGATGTAGAGCACGGCTGGCGCGCCGGGCGCTGGCGACTCCATGCGGAAGCCGCGACTGACCACCTGCGCCCCCGGCCGCGCTCCGCGCATCTGCGCCGCGAGTTCGCGCGCGCGCTTCAGTCCCTTCGGCAGCATGGTTTCTCCTGCGGCCTAGGCCGCGTGCAGCATGAGCAACATCAGCGCGAGATCTTCGTCAGACGGGTTGCGTCCGCCTCGCGCCCTGCCTCTCGCGGTCGAGAGAGAACCAACGAGGGCCCGTGCATTTCCGGCGGCCGCCCCGGAGGCACTCCCGCCAGCGACAGCCACAAGGGCCGCCACCGAGCGGCCGCCGGCTGTCGCCTCTCCGAATGCGCCACCAGGCGAGTGCGCCATGTCCGCGGAGACAGGAGCGCGACGGACAACGGCGCCACCCCTCGCCCCGCCATGCGCCACCTCACCCCTGGCCTCGCACGCCCCGCCGCTCGCCACGGCCGCCACACTTGCCGGCTCCGGCACGCCCGCGGGCCGACGCAGCGGCAACTCGACCCGCCGGACGTGCCAAGCAGCCGGCATCGGCCACCGGCCTGCACCACCTCCCGCTTGCGGCACCGTCACGAGGGCCGCACCTGCCGGCAGGCTCAAGCTCGCCGAGACCGGCGCGGCGTAGGCCGTGGCTGCTACCGGATCGCCGTAGGCGCGCCCCGCGGGCACGCTCGCCGTGGCCTGAACTGGACTCGCGCCACGAGCTGCGCCGCCACGAGCTGCACCTCCGGCCACGCTCGCCGACACGGCATCTGCGGCGGCCGCACGCGACGCCTGTCCGGTCGCGCGGCCTGACGCCAGGGCCAATGCAGCCGAGAGCGCAGAGGCGCCGCGGAGGCTGGCGCCAGTGGCCTTGCCGGAGGCGAGAGCCAGGGCGCCTGTGACTGGAGTGGCGCCCCGCGAAACGCCGCCGGACCCGCCGGCAGCCAGGCCGGGCGAGAGCGCCAGAGCAACGGCCAGGGGCGAGGCACCGCGAGAGGCGGCCCCCGTCGCGCGGCCCGCTGCTGCGGCGAGTGCACCGGCGAGTGCAGCGGCTCCCCGGGACGCCGCTCCCGTGGCCTTGCCGGTCGGCAGAGCCAGAGAGGCGGACGGCGCGGAGGCTCCCCGCGATGCGCCGCCGGTCGCACGACCACCGGATACTACGAGCGCCCCGTTGACCGGCGATGCGCCGCGCGACACGCCGCTTCCGCCTGTCGCCTTCCCGCTCGCGAGTGCGAGTGCACCAGAAAGCGCCGACGCACCTCTGGACGCAGCTCCGGACGCCTTGCCGGCTCCGGAGGCCAGTGCTGCGGAGAGCGCCGCCGCTCCGCGCGAGGCGGCTCCTGTCGCCTTGCCTGTGGGCGCAGCCAGCGCCGCCGAGAGCGGAGATGCTCCGCGACTGGCTGCGCCTGTGGCCTTCCCGGTCGGCAGCGAAAGTGCGCCGCTGACGGGGGATGCCCCGCGGGATGCCGACGCGCCGCCCGCCGATCCCGCCGGGTCGAGGATGGCCGCGACGAGCGCTGTACTACGGCGGCGCAGGAAGGCCATCTGTCACCCCTAGGGCGCGATAAAGCCGCTCATGTACACCTGTCTGCTGCCTGCGCCTGGAGTCATCCAGCAGAGACAGGTGTTGGCCGGGGCCTTCAGCGGCTTCGTGAAGGTGGCGACGATCTGCGCAAACGCCGCCTGGGCATAGCCGCCCCAGATCGGAGTACAGGTTCCTGCGCAGTTGGCTGTAGTGCAGCTCTGAAGCTGGATGAAGTTCGCGGCAGTCGAGATGATCGACGACCCGATGGTCAGGTCGGTGACGTAGTACGACAGCCCCACTCCCGGCAGCGCGGCGGTCGCTGTCGAGGTAGCCGTCACAGCGGATGACGACGCGAAAAGCTGCCACTCAGATCCGGGCGAGCCCTGCCGCACGTAGAGCGCCCCATTCGCATCAGCCCGCAGCGCTCGCGCTGTCGTGCTGGCGATCGAGTCCTGCGCACCGATCATGGCGACGGATGGCGGTGAGCTGCTCGTCGCGCCCGGTGCTGCCAGGTGCGGCAGGCTGCCAGCGAAGAGCGCAGCAGACAGCGTCAGCGTGGACGAGCCAGAGGTGTACGCAGAGACGCGCGCACGGCAGTGCGTGACGCCCTCTTCGATGCCCACCATATTGTAGCTGCGGCCCGCCGAGGGCGACGTGAGCGACTGCGCGAAAGAGCCGTTGTCGTCCTCGAGCCAGACGGTGCCGCTCGACGGCGAGCCGGGGCCGACCATGTAGGTCAGGCCGCCGTCGTGGCTGCACTCGGCTACGACCGTCAGGACGGGCGAGGTCGATGTGGTGAAGTTGACGGAGATCGAGTTGTGACCCGCGAGCGCGACCGCTGCTGTCGAGTTCGCTGGGCAAGCAGATCCCGACGCGCACGCAGCGGAGAGCGTGGCGACCGGCGTGATCAGGTCAGGCACCTGCACCGGAGTGACCGCGGCGAGGAGTAATCCGAGCAGTAGGCCGGTCATCCCGACACCTCCTCAACGTAGAGCGTGGTGGCGGTCGCGCTCACCGCGTAGATGTCGATGGCCGGTCCGTAGGGGCGCTCCTCGGGGATGCCGACCTGCATCGGGTAGCCGGTGGAGACGGTCACCCCGAGCGGCCCCAGGTAGACCTGCGCCTGGGGGTCGAGGCTGATGCCACGCCAGTAGAGGCGGGAGGCGAGCGGCACTCCGGACGCGCCGCTGCCCATCTTGGTCGCCGTCCCCGCAGAGAGAGCGACCTGGGCAGTCTGGATGGCCGTGTTCGCGTAGGGCGTGGTCACGGCTTAGGTCAGCCGGATCTGGCCGACTTCGGAGCTGGGGATCGGGACGGTGAAGTTGGCGCCCGTCGAGGTCACCGGGATCGCGCCGCCGTCCACGAAGGCGATCACGCAGACCGCGCGGTTCGCCTTGCTCGAGTTGTAGATGATCGCCCCGTCCGCGCTGAGCGTCGCCGTCGCCCACACGGCATCGGCCCAGTCGATCGAGGCCGTGTCGGTTGTGAGCGTGTTCGTGTAGCCGGTGAGCACGAGCCCGCCCGTGGTGTATCCGGTGCCTGCCGCCTCGTCCGTGCCAACATTCGCGGTGGTCGGCGAGCCGGTGCCGGGCGTACCGACGTTGGTCGTTGCCTTGCTGTAGGTGCCAGCCTCGGACGCCTTGATGAGCAGGATCTTGTAGACGTCCGCGGCGGCATGGACGCCGTCGAGAACCTCCTGCTTGTACGAGTTGCAGAGCGCGGTGGTGATCGCCATTTGCTATCCCTCGAGCAATGTGGCGCCGACAACCTGCCCGTCGGCGTCTCGGATGAAGGTGACCAGCTTGCTGGTAGACTTCTTCGTCGCCGTGGCCTTCGCCGGCGCCCGCTGGACCACGTCGCGCACGAGCCGCGCAGCCGCCTCTCGCGGTGCCTCGCCGCCGTCGATCGCCGTGAGCGCGGCCACGAGCCGTGCCGTCGTGAGCGTCGCGCCGAGTTCGGCCGCCAGCTCGCGCGCGTCGCGGGTCTCGTCGGTGAGCCACGAGCCGCGCAGTCGCTCGCGCTCTTCGGTGAGCGCTGCCGACACGCGCTCCTCGTCGGCACCGCCGCGGCGCAGGTCGGCCTCTCGGTTCGACAGGCGCCGCACGTAGCGCTCGAACGCCACGCCGAACAGCCTCGCAACGGCGGAGACTGCGACGCCGTCGGCGCCAGGATCCTCGCCGACGATCTCCGCGTCCTCGACGTCGGCCGGCGGGGGCGGCGGTAGCTGCATCGGCGGGGCAGGGATAGGCTCCGCCTCGAACTCCTCGAGCCCGTCCAGCATCGCCGCGATCTGCTCCTCGGCGAGCCCCGGGAACGATACCACCATGAGCGCGTGCGCCGAGTCGGCGGGCAGGTGGCCATCGACGACGGATTGCAGGATCGCCATCATCTGCGCGATCTGCGGGCCCGTCGCCGCCATCAGCTTGGGCTGCGGCGCCACGAGTTGCTCGAACGTCTGGTAGCCGAGCGGCACGACGCGCACGTCGCCGTCAGCGCCGATGTGGTTCCAGCCTTCGGCCTCGCGGATCTCGTTGACCGTGAGGACGCCCATGTCCCGGTGCAGCTTGTAGCTGTTCGCCCTCGACACCGCGTCGCCGTGCGTGAGCGGCTTCAGGTCGATGAGCGTGTGCCGCCATGGCGCGCGCTGCGCGAGCAGCTTGTAGTCCGCCTCCTGCTCCATCTCGCGGCAGAGAGGGGTCAGCGTGTGGCGGTTGAAAGAGAGGGACAACTCTTCGAGGTTCGTTCCGTAGCCCTGCGAGGAGCCGGCGACGCCGATGAGGTGTCCCGGAACTCCGTACCAGCGCGCGATCTCCTCGATCTGGTGCCTCCGCGCCTCGACGAGCTGCGCGTCTGTCGCGTTCGTCGTGAACGGCTCCCACTTCATGCCGTTCTCGAGGATGGCCGGGCGCCAAGCCTTGTTCGGCCCCTGGTGCATCGCCGCCCAGTCGTCGCGCAGGCGCTCGGCGACGGCGCTCTTGCCGTCCGCGTCGCGGGGGAACTTGAACGGCGCGCTCAGGACGCCGCCGACGATCGTGTTGTTGCCGAAGTACGTACTCGCGAACCTCTCGGCCGCCGCCGCGAGGCTCATCGACTTCGCGGCTCGAGCAACGACGTTCTCGCCGAGCAGGCCCGAGATGCCCGGCCCCTTGACGTGGAAGACCTCGTCCTGCTCGAGCCGGACGATGCCGCCCTCGAGCTGGTGATACTCGTAGTAGAGCGCTCCGGTCTCGCGGTCTCGCGTCGGGATCGTGCGGTGCGGGAGCATCGGCCACAGCTCGGTGATCTTGCCGCTCGCGCTCTTCGTGATCGCCGCGTATCCGTTACCCCAGGTAAGCCGCGCCATGAGCAGCGCGTACCGCAGGCTGATCGACGTCATGTCCGAGTTCGGCCGGACGTTGAGCAGGTAGGCCAGCGGGTCGTCGGGCAGCGCTTCCTTGCGCCCTTCGGGGGTCGTCGTGAGGATCTTCCACTGCGCTGGCGCCAACGCGTTCGAGATCGCCATCACGCAGGCCCAGACCGCGCTGATCTCGAGCGCGTTGTCCGGTGTGATCGTGACGCCGGCCGGCTGGTCGAGGAGCTGCACCCACTGCTGGTAGCGGCGCGGGTCGTCGGGCCGAATCGAGGCGCCAAACGCACGCCGGAATGGCGCCGCCAGCCGACCCCAGATTGTCGGCGAGCCCTCGGACATTGCTACCTCGGTCAACGGAAGGGCCGCCTACAGGAGGCGGTCGGTCTCGGTGTAGGGGCAGGAGGTCGTCCCCGACTCGCTCACCATGGAGCGGCCGAGCGCCATCAAGAGCGCAACCACGCCGTCGATCTTGTTCTCCGGCCGATCCTTGCGCGGGTAGAGGTTCTCCTGCGCGTCAGGACGCGCGACGACGTTGGAGACCATCCACCGGAGCACCGGGTTACCGTCGTGCAGCAGACGACCCGAGCGGACGAGCGCCTCGAACTCCTTCATCGCCGGCGAGAAGTTCTGAACGCTCGGCCGCATCTCGACGCACGTCATGCCGGCGTCGGTCAGCTCCTGCGAGAGCTTCAATGCCTGCCAGGGGTCGTACGCCACCTCGCGCACCCGGAAGCGGTCCCGGTCGGCGAGCACGTCAGCCTGCAGCGTCGCGAAGTCGAGCACCTCGCCCGGCGTCGTGCGCAACCGGCCCTCGATCTGCCAGCCGCGGTACTGCGAATTGCCGCCTTCGGCCGCCCGCGACTCCGGCAGGTAGCAGTCACAGAACACCCGATAGTGCCGCTTGCCGTCGATGTCGCGCGCGAACACGAGCGCCTTCGCCGCGATGTCCGTCTTGCTCGCCAGGTCGAGGCCGATCACGCACTCCTCGCCGACCATCGCCTCGAGCTGCATCTCCGGGTCCGCGCATCGGTCCCATGCGCCGAGGTCCATCCACTGCTGATCGGCGTTCGTCCAGCGGTTCAGGTGCTTGGTGGCGAAGGCGCTCTGCGCCGACGCGATCTGCTGTGCCTTCGCCGCGAGCTGGCCGAGGATCTCCGGCTGGACCGAGACGCCCCAATTCGGGTTTGCCTTGCGCCACGTCGCCTCGGCGGTCCAGTCGTCGCCTTCGTCGGCCTCCCAGATGGCTGCGAAGAGCGACTCGTCTGTCGCCGTCTTCGTCAGGATCCGCTTGGCGTAGCCATAGACCTCGTACCCGATCCCGCTCGTGTCCGAGCCGGCGGTCGAGATCACCCAGAGGATCGAGTTGAGCCGCTTGCCGAGGCCCGTCTCGAGCACGTCGTAGATGTCGCGCGTCTTGTGCGCGTGGATCTCGTCGATCACCGCGCAGTGGACGTTGAGCCCGTCGAGGTTGTCGGCCTCTCTCGAGAGCGCCTTGAAGCTCGAGTTGCTCGACTCCTGCACGATCGAGTGCTGCATGGACTCGAGGCCCAGCCGCTCGCGAAGCGCCAGCGAGCGCTTGACCATCGACTGCGCGTCGCCGAATACGATCCGCGCCTGGTCCCGCGTCGTCGCCGCGCTGTAGACCTCTGCGCCGCCCTCGCCGTCGGCCGCCAGGCAGTAGAGGCCGACGCCAGAGGAGAGGCAGGACTTGCCGTTGCCGCGAGGGACGAAGATCGTGACGCGCCGGAAGCGCCGCCGCCTAGTCCCGCGCCGCACCCAGCCGAACGCGGTGCAGACGACGAAACACTGCCACGGCTCGAGCACGAGCGTCTGCCCGGCGAGGTGCCCCTTGACGTGCGGGAGTAGCTCGAGGAATCGGCAGGCGCGGCCCGCGAGCCCCTCGTCGAACTCGTAGTCCCAGCCCTTCGCCGCCCGCTCGAGGTCGAGGAGCTGCCGGGAGCAGGCGGCCTGCGCCATGAGCCCGGCGGGTGTCTCGCCGGACAGGACGGCGCGGCAGTAGGCGTGTGCCCTCGCGACGTGCGGGTCCGGAGGCGGCGCCGCGGGGCGCGCCTTGGACTTCTTGGGCGGGGGCACGGGTCAGCGGGGCTTGAGGCAGAGACTGAGCTGCGCCGCCGTCTTCTCGTCGGCCGCCTTGCGGCGCAGACGCTGGTACTCGTCGAAGACGGCCTTGAACTTCTCTCGCTCAGGGCTGCCGGGTTCCTTCAGGAGAGCGTTCGTCGCCTCACAGGTCATCCAGCCGTGCTCGGCCGAAGGGTCGCTCCGGTCTAGGTTGTGGTCCCAGACGGCACCCGGCGCTCGCGTGCCGTCCGGGTTGGCGACCCGCGTCGTGCGGTCCACTGGGTCGAGGCCGCCATAGAAGCGCAAGAGCACCCGCAGCGATTCCCGCACGGCATCGCGACTCGGCTGACGCCGCCCCTTCGTCTCGATGTCGTGCCGGCGGAACTGCTCCCTCAGTGCGTCCATCTCCGCTCGCAACTGCGCGGCGACGGCATCCACGTCGGCCTTGTCCGCCTTCTGCTCCAGCGCCCCGTCGAGGTATTCGGTCGTCGGCATCAGACGCAACCTCGTGCCGATCACTTCCGTCCGCTCCAGCATCTCCCGGTTGCTCTCGAGCAGCTCGGCGAAGACGTCGCTGGTCTTGACGATTGCGTGCGTGCCGCCGCTCAGGGACCAGTCGGCGAGCGCCTCGGCGGCCTCGTTCTTGTAGCGGAGGATCTTCTCGCGCATCTCCGGGTCGGTGACCTTGCGCAGCGTGACGCCGACCAGGAACATCCCTGCCGACCGATTCGGAAGAGAGACACGCTCGCGAAGTTTCCCGTCTTTTCCAACGACCTTCATCTTGGAGGTCGTTGCCCACGCCTCTCCGTCCGCGGCGGCACGCTTCACGCGGGCGATCTGGGCATCGCCGTCCAGCCCCATGTTCTCCGAGGCGGTCTGGATGTCGAACGAGGGTCGGCCCGATTCGTCGTAGCCCACCGGGATCCGGTCGCCGTAGAACTCGACCTCGGACGCACCCGTCGCAACCACCATGGCCGCGCTGATGTTCGTCGCCATTCGCTCTCCGTTCGCTACCCGAACTCGCTCAGCGGGTCCTTCTTCGGCGCCTGGTCAACGAGCCGATTCACCTTCGGCCGCGTCGCCGGCGTGAGGCCGAAATGGGAGGCCCACTTCTCCCAGCGCGCGTCAGCCTTCGCCCAGCCGTCGAGGTCGCCGGCTCTGCGCGCGAGCTTGGCCTGCGCCAGCGCGCAGACCATCGCCTCGAACGCCTGGAGGTCGCCGGCCACCGCGACGCCGAGGCGATTCACGGCGCGGGCGAGGGCGCCCCAGATCAGCACCTCGTCCTCGCTCAGTTCGGCGGGGGCGCGGCCGATGCGGGTCGGGGTGAGCTGCGGCTCGAGCGGGTTCTCACGGCTCGGCGCGAGCGTGCCCTTGAGTGCCTTGAGCGCGGTCGGGAGGCGGGGACGGCCGCCGCGATTGATGCCGACGACAGAGCCCATTTTCGCCTCGATTCGCTACCGATCGCGACTTTGCAAGTTTTGCATGTGAGAATTGTTTACTAACGGCGGTCGTTTAGCTCCGCCCTCCACATGATGAGGGGGTGGCCCCTCGCCATACGGCGCGCCCCGGGCCGTCCTGTTGCCGACCCTGGCCGATACCACCACGGCCGGCGGCGGCAGGCGCCAGCCCCTACCCCCTGCCGAATCCCCCATCGACCCCGACCGTCTTGCGGGAGTGGCAGGCCCGGCAGAGCGTCTGTAGGTTGCCCGGGTCGAGCCGCAACTCCTCGTCGCCCCGGTGCGCCCGGATGTGGTCAACGTCGGTGCCCGGCGCGCCGCATGCTGCGCAGTTCGGCCACATGCCGAGGTGCCTCGCCCGTAGCTGCTGCCAGTCGCCGCCGTACCCTCGGGCCGCACTCGACTCCCGGGCGACAGTGTGCGCATCGCAGCGGGGCCGGCCACGCACGAGCGTGTGACACCCGGGACGCAGGCACGGACGCAGTGGCGCGAGCGGCATCAGGCCGCCCTCGCCAGACTCGCGGCACGAGGAGGGAAGAGCGACAGCACCTCGCACCGCAGCGACCGGCTGCGGGGATCGAGGGTGGGCATGGGCGACTCACGCTGCCGGTCGCTGGCGTAGTCGGCTGGCCGCAGCCATGCGCCGTCTGCGACGACATGTGCAGCGCGAGGGCCCATAGTAAGTAGCTGCGATCTGCGCACGCTACTACGCGCGGCTACACGCCACTGCGCGGGACTACTCGCCAAGCGCACACTGACGCACACGCGAGCGGACGACGCGCCACCGGAGCGCCTCGACAAACTCCGGCCAGGCGCGCGTCAGGGTGGCAAGGTCGATGTGCTCGACGTAGCCGCCGCCCGCGAGGATCCCCTTCTGCACGAGCAGTCGCCGCAGTCGCCAGCGGGTGATCCGCTCAGCCTCTGGGACACCCAGGTTCGCGAGACGGATCATGTCGCGAACGGTCAACACCACTGGCAACTCATCCATGGCAGCCTCGGGCCGCAGAGTGCCTGCTAAACAGGTCGTCGACTTCAGACCTAGCCACCAGCGACCACGACGACCCACACACGCCACACGTAACCTGAACGAACCCACGGCCGACCGGTCTAACAAGTCGCATAATGTTGTGTGTAACTAACTCTTTATGTATTAGCAAAATGCGACGCTCTGCTTCCTGCCTTGAGGCAACAGCAATTCTTTTTTGCTGTTCCTCTGCATCCCTCCTGCGCCGGCACTCTTCCTTCTTCTTGCGTCGAGCTGCCGTTCTATCCTCCCAGTCGCGTTGCTTCTTCTGCGCAAGATC